TGGTTTTAAATAAAGGGAAAATTGAGCAAAGAGGCACGCATGACGAGTTGATGAACCAAGGCGGACTTTATAGAAATCTTGTAAATGCAAAAATGATGTCGGAAAAATGGGGGTTTAAAATGAATGTATAATTTTTTGTAAATGTAGGTAGTGAATAACGAAATTTATATATTAAAAATATTGAGTATCAATATAGTTGATAGAGTAAAATAAAAAAAGTTTTAATATAGAGGTTAGAATGAATAACATAGGAAAAACTATAGTTTTTGTGAATGGATCATCTTTTGGTAAGTGGTGTTGGGAAGAAAATTTTTGTAAGTTTTTTAAAAGTAAAAATATAAATACTGTTACTTTTGATTTTTCTGGTCATGAAAAATCTTATGATAAGAAAAAAATAAATAGTATGTCACTTGATGATTATTCTAAAGAATTAATAAATCAATTGAAAAAAATAGAGGATGAAATTATTATTGTTGCGCACTCGGTAGGGTGTTCGATTGTTTTATCTGAAATGGATAGCATATTAAATTACACGAATAAAATCATTTTTTTAACACCAGTAGGAAATAGGAGTATGTTGTTTGATTATTTTAAGTTTATTTTTAATTTTTTAAGAAAAAGAAATATTGCAAGATTGTATTTTGATGACAGAATTGATTCAGATAAGTATGATGAATATAAATCATATTTAGTTCCTGTATCAAAAAAAGTAAGTTTTGAATTATTGAAACATCGTAAAATAAAACGGATAAATAAATATATAAACATACTAATTATAGCTTCAAATAATGATTTAACGATTAGGGACTCAAGTATTTTAAAATTAGGTAAAGAATTAAGGGCGAAGGTAATTTTTATTTCTGATTTGTGCCATGCCATTATGTTAGACAATAAATGGGAAAGTGTTGCGCATGAAATTTTAGAACATATTGTGAAATGATAGGCTCTAATATATCACCCAACTTTGATGGGGTGAGAATTGAAATATATAAAAGAAAATATTTTTAAGCTGAGAATATAATTTTCTCAGCTAATTTTTAAGGGGGCACTATTGAAAATGAGGAGCATATATGTGGATATTGTTTTTATCAACAAGAAAATATTATAAGTATATTATATATGTTTTCAAATTGTTTTTGATTTCTCTATATTGCCCTTTTTAAAGAACTAAAAACTAAATATAAGAAAAACAAAAAAAATTTCAAATGTTTACATCTTAGAGGATTTCGCATGTCAAAATGCCGAGGTCCTCCTTTTTTATGCTCAAAAATCAAAAAAATGAGTAAAAAAAGGAGGATCAAAGGATGTTAGACAAAGAAAAATATATTTATGTTAGAGGTAAAAAGATAACTGTATCTGACGAAGTGTATAAAGCATATAAGAAACAAATCAATCATGAATCACATTTAAATAGACTCAATAGAAAACATAAGGTTTATGGATTTGAAGATTATAAGCTGGATTTGAATTCTATTGTAGATGAAAATGTAGATATTGAAAAAATCATTGAAACAAAGATGAGGATTGAGGATCTATATCAGGCATTGGAAAAGTTAAATGATGAAGAACGCAAGGTGATAGATTCTTTGTATTTTAAAGAAATGACTATTCGTGATTTGGCAAAAGAACAACAGGTATCTTCCAAGAAAATTTTCAGCTATAGAAATAAAATCTTAAAGAAGCTCAAAGAGATGCTTGAATAGCCACTAACAAGTAGGGAACAGACTGAATTTATAGTTTGTTCCTTACTTTTTTTAAAAAATTTTTAAAAAAGTGGAAACAAAAGCCTCTGAAAGTAAGGTTTATATATAGAGGGAGAATTTTACCTTGGAAAAATTGAATATATTTTTTGAAATATAAGATCATTGTTCTTTGACAACCAAATAGACCAAAACAGGACGTTAACCATTTATGGGGCGATCTACTTACAAACGCCAAAACCTTTCTGCTGAGAAAAAATATTAGGAAATATTTATACTTAAAAAAATCTCGGTTTAAACGAATACTTGCAAATGCAAAGGATAAAAGAAAGAGAGCGACAAATTTGGAAGATAGAACATAGGTGTGGCAGCCTATGTGCGAAGATATAAATGGGGATTATGATACTTCTTTCGTGAAAGCCGGCTCGTCGAGAACAGAGGCGGAGGTGAAATTCCTATGTTGTCAGCCAAGACACCTGTTAATGTCAAAAAACTTAAACTTAAGAAAGGAGCATTTTCTTATGAAAGAACATAAGAGAAATCCTACAAATAGGAAAGTAAATGTGGGATTAACATATAAAGATAAAAAAGAAGAACAGAAGATAAATCAGATAGAGGGGTATACCGTAACAGTAAGATTTTCCGACAACGGACTTCGTTTGGAACATTTAATTGATGCCTATATTCAGGAAAAACTTTTTGTAACATGATGATAGGAAGTTGTAAATAAAAGATTGAGATAATCTTAATAATCCGAACTTCATTTTGAGAATCGGTATTGCAAGAAATGTTTAGGAGCGGTATAATAAGCATGTGGAAGCCTAATCTTTATTTGGTTTATTGTATAAATCAAATTGAAGGAGGCTTTTTTATGTTTAAAAATAAGGCTTGTATGTATTTAAGACTATCAAAGGACGATGGAATTAATAGTGAGAGTAATTCAATTACAAATCAAAGAGAATTGATACAAAGCTATGCAAAGAACAATGAAATAGAGCTTGTTAAGGAATATGTAGATGACGGATATAGCGGGACAAACTATGACAGACCGGCATTAAAAGATCTTATGGAAGAAATCAGTAAGAAAAATCGGGCATTTGATATTATCATTGTAAAAGACCTCTCCAGATTCGGAAGAGATTATATCGGAGCCGGCACCTATATTCAAAAAATATTTCCACAGCCTCACATCAGGTTTATTTCCATCAATGATAACTATGACAGTAAAAATGCGGATATGAGCGATACTAATCTAATATTGCCTATCAGAAACTTTATCAATGACAGCTATGCCAGAGATATATCCAATAAGGTAAAAAGTTCACAGAAGATAAAAAGAGAAAAAGGGGAATATATCGGTTCCTTTGCACCATACGGCTACAAGAAATCAGAAGAAAATAAGAATAAGCTGATTGTAGATGAAAATGTCAGTGATATTATCAAAAGTATCTTTGATATGAAACTACAAGGCTATTCTTCAAAAGCCATTGCAGAAGAATTAAAGGATTTAGGGATAGACTCCCCTAAAATATATAAGGAAAATCAAGGACTAAATTATAAAGGCGGATTTAAAGTAAAGAAGGGAAGAAACTGGTCTGCCAAGGCAATCAATCGAATTATAGAAAATGAAGTATATATCGGTACAATGCTGCAAGGCAAAAGTGCCACAATCAATTACAAAAATAAAAAACAAATCGAAAAAGACAAAAGAGACTGGGTTAAGGTGGAAGATACCCATGAAGGAATCATCAGCAAAGAAGTATTTTACATTGCAAATCGTATGTTAAAAAGGGATTTGTATAATACGAAAGATAAAAAAACAGACCTTTTTAGTGGGATGCTGTTTTGTAAAGACTGCAACAGTCCGATTGTAAGAAGAGTGGTCAAATATAAAGAAAAAGAGCAGGTGTTCTATATCTGCTCAAAGTATAACAAAGAAAAATCTTGTACAAGGCATAGCATGAAAAAAGAAGATTTGGAAGAAATACTTACAGGTATTTTTGATAAATATCTAATATTTCATGAAAATTTGTATCGAAAGATCCAAGAGATTGATGTTACTGGAAATATTGCAGATACGCAGATAGGGATACTTCAAAGAGAAAAAGAAATGACACAAAATCTTTTATCTTCCCTATATGTAGATTTAAAAGAAGATATTATTTCCAAAGAAGAATATCAGATGTTTCGTGAGAATTATCTGGAACAAATTACAAAATTAAATGAAAACATTGAGTATAGGAAGAAGAAACAGGAAACAGTCAAAGAACGCATTAGAAATAATGAAAGCTGGCTGTTTGACCTAAAAAAGTATAAAGCACTTACAAAACCGGACAGACTTTCTATTGTTATGCTGATTGATAAAATTCTTGTAGGAGAAAATAAAGAAATTGAAGTGATTTTTAATCATCAGGAAGAAGTCGCTTTTTTAGAAGCAATGGCAAATAATAGTGAAGAGAAACAAGACCATAAGCAACGAATTTTGTTACAGTTTATGAAATCAACCGTACAAAAAACTGTAGAAAGTGAGGTTTGCTATGGCTAGAACAAAAAAGAGATATGAAATATCCGTTACAGAGGAAAAAGATAGAAAGAACCCTACTTTCTATCAAGCAGGAATCTATACCAGATTATCTCAAGAGAGAAAAGAAGAATACAGGGATAAAAGCAATTCCCTTGCCATGCAGGAAGAACTTTGTATCAAAGAAGCCAAAGAAAAGGGAATCAGTATAGTTAAAGTTTATCAAGATTATGAATATACCGGAACAAATTTCAGAAGACCTGCCTTTAACGAAATGATGGCAGACATCAAGAAAAGAAAAATAAACGGTATCCTTGTAAAGGATTTGTCCCGATTTGGAAGAGAATACTTGGAGATTGGAAACTACATCGAAAAAGTATTTCCTTTCTTGGGAGTTCGTTTTATATCCGTAAACGATCATTTTGATACGGAAAATAAAACAGATGATAAAAAATCCTTTGAAATTACAATTAAAAACATCATCAATGACTTGTATGCAAAAGATATTTCCCAAAAAGTAAGCAGTACCAAACAGGCAAAGATGAAGCAGGGATACTTTATAGGAACCTTTGCCCCTTATGGTTATAAGGCGGTGAGAAAAGATAAGGGAAAGGTCTTAATTGTAGATGAAAAGGTAAGAGAAGTTGTAGAACTGATTTTTGATTTAGCTTATAAAGGGGCATCTCAAATAGAAATTGCAAGGGAACTGACCAAAAAGTATACAACCCCCTGGCAATATATAAAAACGGGAGAAGTTTTAAGAAGTCCGGATAATAAAAAACAATGGAGTCCCAGTGCAATTGGACAATTTTTTAAAAATGAAGCCTATATTGGAAATATGGTACAGGGGATGCATGAGAAAAAAAGCATCCGAAAAGAAAAAGGAGCATATAGACCTTTAGAGGAATGGGTTAAGGTGGAACATACTCACGAAGCTATTATTGATGAAGAGAAATTTTTTGCTATTCAAAATCTTAGAAAAGAAAAAAGGGATATCGCAAGAGAAAAACATAATTTATATACCAATACCAAAACAATTGACAATAAATATAAAGGACTTTTGATATGTAAAGAATGTGGACAATTATTAAAATCACGCCATATGAATACATCCAACGATCATGCGGGAATAGAAAATAAGGAGCAATATTATTTCTTTTGCAGGGGAGAAGATTATCTGTTTGAAAATAAAGTACATTGCAAAATATGGGAAAGTGAAATTGATAAAATCCTGTTTCATACTGTAAAGGAAATTGTAGGAATTTTAAGTTCAAAAGACGACTTGAAGAATAGACTGAAATATTTTTATAAATGCCAATTAAAAGATATGGAGATCAAGCTTAAAACCTTACAAAGTAAGAAGGAAGATGAATCATTGGAACTTCAAAAGAAATATGAAGAGTATGTAAAAGGAGAACTTTTATTAAGTAATTATCAAAAGGAAAAAGTTGCTATTCAAAATCAAATTCATTTTCTCGAAAAAGAAATTAGGATATATTTTGATAGGCAGAAGAAAGTAAAACAAAAAAGAACGGAATTGGAACACTTTATAAATTCCATATTTGATATGAAAACGAAAGATATGGACAGCATAGATGAGGAGTTTATCCATAAAATCATTGATTCTATTCAAATATCAAAGAATAGAGAAGTGATAATACACTTTAAGTTCGATATATCAAAAGAAATAGAAGTCTTAGGAGGTCTTAGTTATGAATAAATTAGCTATGTATTTGAGACTATCCATAGAGGATTACCAGAAAAAGGGAGAAAGTGAAAGTATTCATAACCAAAGAGAATATATCAAAGCTTATATTAAAGAGCATAAAGATCTGATGGAATATGAAATATCGGAATACGTAGATGACGGATTTTCAGGAACCAATTCCAATAGACCGGCATACCAAAGATTGCTTGAGGATTTAAAAAATAATCATATAGATAGCATTATTGTAAAAGACATGTCCAGATTCTCAAGAGATTATATTGAAATGGGAAACTATCTGGAAAATATCTTTCCTTTTATGGGGATTCGATTTATTTCCATAAATGATGGTTATGACAGCTTAAAAGAAGGAAGTAACGGAACGGAAATTGATACCCAATTCAAAAGTTTATTATATGATTTTTACTCAAAAGAATTATCTCAGAAAATAAGAAGTATATCTCAAGAACTAAAATCACAAGGGAAAAATACGAATGGATTAGCACCTTTTGGATATATAAAAGACCCGAATGATAAACATCATATTCTTGTTGATGAAAAGACGGCATTTATCGTAAGAGAAGCCTTTGAGCTTATCTTACAAGGATATTCTTGTAATAAAATAGCAAGAGTATTTAACGAAAAGAGATATATTACCCGTTCCGATAGAAAAGAAGAGCTTGGACTTACAAGTTATAAGCATAACTTAAAAACCGGAACAGAAGTAAAAAAGAGAATGTGGCAAGGACCGACAAGTGCTCAAATGACCAGTATGGAACTATACACCGGAGATTATGTGTATAATCAAATGAAAGAAACTCATATAGGCGGACGAAAAACGGAAAGACTACCGAAAGAAGATTGGAAAAAAATAGAAAATACGCATGAAGCAATTATTTCCAAAGAAGTTTTTGACAAAGTTCAAGAAATAAAGAAACTGAACAGAGTAAAAAATTTTAAATGTGCTAGCACGAAAAAGAAATACTATAGTATGCTCGAGGGAAAACTATTTTGTAAAGAATGCGGAAGAAAATTATTTTATAGACAAGACAGTCAAAAAACAAAAAATGGGATATCCGTTTACAAAAAGTATTATTGTAGTTTTTGTAAAGTAAATCAAAACAGCAATATTGTAAAAGAGGAAAAATTAGAGGAGTTACTCTTAGATAAGATAAAAAATATACCTGTAAAAGTAGATACAGAAAGTACAAAAATTTCTATTCAGGAAAAGAAGAATCTTTCTTGTGAACTGGAGAGCATAAAAAACAATTTACAGAAGCAATATGAGAAGTACAAAAAGAAAGAGTTATCGAAGGAGGTATATCTACAGGAAAAACAAAATCTCTTACGAAAGAAACAAGAGATAGAGCAGGAATTAGAAAAAGAGAGTATTTTTGAATCTACAAACAAGATTCCTGATCTATTCGACAATGGTAAAATTACCAAAGAGATTGTAGATACTATGGTGGAGAAGATTGTGGTATCAAGATACGGAAGTATAGAAATACACTTAAGAAAATAGTTATAAAGTATAAATTACGTGAAGTATAGTGAATATATTTTGATTGATATAAAACTCGCCAAACATAAAATTACTACGCCAAAACGAAAATAATAGCGAAGAAAAAATGAAACCACCTGGAAAATCACTTATATTTCTAGGTTGTTGAAAATATTATAATTCCCTCGATTTCGAGGGGATTATAATTTAAAACAGAATTAAAAAGTATAGTTTATGATAAAAAAGTTTACTTAGGAAAACAACAAATGTTGTAAGTAAGAAAAATAATTGAAAATTTTACTTAAAGCTGATATACTTGAGCTAAGTAAAATAAATTTAACTTAAAGGATTAGAATTATGAAATTAGAAACGGATAGAGCAGGTATTTTGAAGAGGATGCAAAGTAATTATGAATGTTTTGTTCCTCATGATTTAAAATATTTGAAATTTAACATAGATGAAGAATTTCAGAATTTAATAAATAGGGCTTATCTTCTTTTAGGAAGATTAGACGGTATGGCAACTACATTACCGGATATTAATCTGTTTGTATCTATGTATGTGCAAAAAGAAGCAGTTATTAGTTCACAAATAGAAGGGACACAGGCTTCACTGATTGATGTTTTACAAAAAGATAGAAAAAATGAAAAAATAAAAGATACCGAAGAAATTGTCAATTATATAAAAGCAACAAATTATGCGTTTAAAAGATTAGAAGAGTTACCCTTATGTATGAGGTTGATTAAAGAAACACATTCCATTTTATTATCAGGTGTTAGAGGCAATGAAAAATCACCCGGAGAGTTTAGGAAATCTCAAAATTGGATTGGATATGCAGGATGCAAATTAAATACAGCAAGTTTTGTTCCTCCTGCTCCTGGCGAAATGGAAAAGTCCTTAACTGATTTAGAGAAATATATACATGAAGATAGCTTTATTCCAAATCTGATAAAAATTGCTTTGATTCACTATCAATTTGAAACAATACATCCTTTTTTGGATGGTAACGGGAGAATGGGAAGATTACTTATTGTATTGTTTTTAAAAGAGCGAGGGCTGATTGAATATCCCGTTCTGTATTTAAGTTACTTTTTCAAAAAAAATAGAAACAAGTATTACGAATTATTGAATAATGTTCGTGTAAAGGGAGAATTTGAAGAATGGATTAAATTTTTCATAAAAGGTATATGTGAAATATCCGAAGATGCAATTTCATCTATTCAAAAAATTATAGAGTTAAAAAAAGCTGATATTGAAAAAATTCGTAATATACCAAAGGGCAATATTTCAAATCTTCTTTTGATATATGATTACCTGTTAAGGCATCCATTCTTGGAAACGGAAGATATCAGACGCTTGTCGGATTTAAGCAAACCAACGGTAAATAAATTACTTGAAACATTGATAGAACTTGAAATATTGGAACTTGTAGAAGAGAAGAAACGATATAAACAGTATGTATATAGAAAGTACGTCGATATTCTTTCAGAAGGAACAACATTATAAAGAACGATTAGAAGAATCACTTAAAGAAATTTAGGTGATTTTTTATATCATATACTTGACATTGTAGGGAAAAACTAGCATTTGTAATTTGA